ATAGGATCATCAACGGATGTCTTATCACTGTTCATAATGTATGAAGCACCAAAGTTATAATTACCTTGTGGCATAATCTTCTCCCTTATTTTAGTTATTGTTGTCCTTCAGAAAGAAACCCTTGTTCTTCTTCAGGTTGTACAGGTTGATTAAGTATACGTAATCGGTCCCGTGTTTCTATGAAGCCTTTTTTACTTTCTTCTTCATAGTAATCTCTATTATCTTTTATAAAATTTCTTACTTTATTTAAGTCTTCTACATCAGTTACACTTACAGGAAGAAATTCAGTTCCCCCTCGAAAAACAGATTCTAACATACTTAAATTTTTATTCATATAAGAATCATATGTTTCATATACTGCTGACGCAGGGTTAGGTACTACCCCTAAAGCTTTTTTACCTACAACCATTGCAGTTCCAAAAGCTGTAGATCCAGTAATTGCTCCCAACATGCCATAACCATCTAAACCACCACTACCACCTTTTCGTGGTGTTGGTGTGCCTGTTTTTTGTATCCAACTTTTAGTATCCATTGGATTATCAGCTTCTGGAGGTGGTTCTATGTTCTTTTTTGATGATTCATATGAAACGTCTAAATCATCAATATCTACTAAACCTGAAATCTCATGAGTTTGATCAATAGGAACAAGAGGAATATCTATATTATGTTTTGCAGATTTAATTAAATTTACATTCATGTCAATCATCTGTCCTTTTGGAATATTTACATTTGCATATTGTGACATTTGCAAAGTAATCTTTTTATCATTCCTACGAACTGCTTCAGATTCCCAAGCTTCATAATCACCTAAAAGAAATGCTACATATTCATCAACTGATCCTGCATTTTTCATTACAACGGTAACATCTCTTCCTGTTGATCTAGCTAACATTTTTGAATCAACACCCTGTAGTTTAGCTGCTGATGTAAGAAAAAATCTTCTAAAATCATATGCTTCATCAAAGTAATCAATATAACTTATTTTACCATCAAGAACTACTTGTCTTAATCTTGGCACTCTTATTTCTTTTAACATCTCAGTTACTTCTGTAGATGTAGTATTAGGAAATACTTTTGTTTTATCAGTAAACTTAACACCTTTATTTTTTAGCATTTCAAGTTGTTGTTGAACTATTGCCCACCCTCTTGGTCCTGCAGGTGCATCTGTGTATTTTTTATTTTTTGCATCGTAGACTAAGTAACCCCTATGACTTATGTTATTACCCACTTCGTCTACATCATCAAAATGTATTAATCCACCAATTTGTAAATTTGACATTTCATCTGGTCGTAATCCACTATGCAACATAAACAAAGCAGCTTGAGCAGTTTCTACTTTATCTGGATTATCAGCACCCCATTTAGCTATTGCCATAGCTAACTCTCCACCTACTCTATGATTAGGTCGATATACTGCACCTTTTTTCTTTTTTACTTTGGGTTTTGGAACACCTTTAGTTAAACTTGCATCCTTTTTAAGACGAGCATTTTTAAATCTGGTAGGTCCATACTCCATCTGACCTTCAAGTGCTACAAAATATTTTGTATTACCAACAAATGTTGTTGCTGAATGTCTTCCTGATTCTTTATATTTTAAATAAGGATTATTTGCAGGATCTTTAATTACATCATCAAATATTTTTTTAATTGGCTGATTAAGATAAGGTTTTAATTCAGGAGAATTAAGAACAAAACTCATATAGCTTTTTCTATCAGCTAAATATTTTATTCGGTTTTTATTATCTACAATATCTGATTCAGGGTATAGTTTTTCAGAATACATCCTAAAAAAATCTACAACATTAGTTTCTGCAGGATTAACCCCTTCAAGAATTAATGTTTGTCCACCTACACCTTTAGTCATCTTTTAATATCCAAATGTTTTATCTTGAGGTTGATAAGTTTGCTCTTTAATGTGTTGCAAACTTTTATGTATAGACACATGACCACTCATTCTGCACATTGCCATGTAGCGTAATGCATCATATGCGTGGTCTTCAGCTTTTGTATCTACGTCTTCTGAATTAGTCTTTGACAATGGTATTCCTGCCAGTTGTCGTATTATGTTAGTACATGTATTAAATATACGGATTTTTGGTAGTTCTGTCAATGGGTTATCTGCTAATCGTCTATGTATTTCCATCTTACCCTGCAATCTGTTACGATCTGATGGTGTCCAACGAACACCAAGTCGCATCATTGACTCTGCTATTGATGGTCCTACGCCTGTTCTGTTCCAGCACGATGCATCAAGTACAGAGTAATAAGGCATTGGATCATACTCTTCCATCTCCAGTATTTTATCAGCTAGTTGCTCGGCTGTGTGTTGTTTGACATATAGTTCTTTGTATACCCATATATTATTATCCCAATCTATTGCACCCCATAATACACATGATGGACTTGCATATCCATAGTCTGCTGCACGTATTCTGGGCCAGTTGGTTGGCATTTCAAATGGTTCAACCACATGTCTTTCTTTAGAAAATTCTGGGAAGGCCGCCCCCTCTGCGACATCCCAATCCCCTTCAAGAAGTCTCTTCCGTTCAACTTCTGGGAGCGATCTGAGCATGGCTTCATATCGACCATCTTGCATCAGATAGGGATTATCAGTCAACCGTGCAGGAATAAACTTTCGGTAGAACAACGGTTGCCTTGCTTTTTCGTGACCCTCTGGATACAGTAGTTGTTGCCCTGATTCTACATCTGTTGCAGGAAAAGCTTTATTGTATTCTGATGGATCAATATACATCTTTTTAATCCACCATCCACCGACTCCACCGGGGTTTCCAGTGCAACGCATAGACATGTATGGTTGCAATTCTGGGTCTGTTGTACGCAATCTAGATCTTAAATAATCCCACACGTAAGGTGAAGGATACTGCGTTATCTCGTCTATTCCTATCCAATTAAAAGCTTGTCCTTGAAATCTTGTAACATCTTTATCCCTATCAAGGTATGTAAACCACATTGTTGCTCCAGAGGGAAATACCCATGTGGATTTTGATTCTCTAAAGGTTGCTTTAGGAAAAGCTTTTGGGTATAACTGTCTTGACTTATCTATAAGTTCTGTTAGTTCATCAAGTGTCCTTCTTAGGAGAAGACCACGATGATTAGGGTTATGACAATAACGGAGAGGATCAACAAGCAAAGCGAAAGACTTGCC